TTACCCCCTTTTCGTAATCAAAGTGATGTGGATTACCGGCTAGTTCTATAGGTGACATACGATCCATTCTTGCCCAATTAGTGTGGCCATATTTTTTTTTACAAATTTTATCTATCTGTGCAGAAGTTAATTCTTCTTCTGTTTTATTCTCCGTCATATCAACTTCTGTGTAAGGAGCTCCAGTATCCTCTGGAATCCATTCTATTTCAAATTCTTCTGTCATTCTTTCATATCATATGGATCAGTTGATAACATACGCTGTTTTTTACCCATATCATTACCAAGAATAATGTCTTCCATATTCTTGTGTAAATAATTAGCCATCTGGCCAATTATATTATCTTGAGAAAGCGTATCAACTAGATCTTTTAAAGATTCACCGTGTTGTAAACACCTAGAAATTAATTTTCCAGAGGCCCTAAGTTCTCTATCTAAATAAGAATCTGTTGGCTTAAGTTTCATCCAAAAAGCAAGAGGAGTTACACCTGTTTTATTAGCTACGTAATTAACAATACCTATCACCTTCCGATTATCTATCGGAAGAGCGAAAGTTGCACTCATCATCCTATTAGGAATCTCTGTTCTCACCGTCTTGTTTTCCTTAATTAAAGTCATCTTTATGTGCCTCGATAAATTGGTACAGTGATATATTTGTATCTTTCACCTGTGCAATCTCGTGCCATATAGTATCTATGACAATATGTATATTATATATAGTGACAATATTTGCAATCATTAATGCTGCTGTGCAGATTAAAACTGTCCACACAATTATACCACTAGCATACGCTCCGAGCGTTAGCTTGAAATCTTTCATGTGCTACCTCCGATCTTACATCTATTAAAGCATCTAAATGTTTTTGCCATATAGGCTTAGCGCTTTCAGGAGCTGTTGCTACCATCCGGCGCAGTGCCTCTATTCTACTTAAAAATAATAAATAGTCACTCATATACATTCCCCTGATTTTTTACCATGCGCTTCAATACCGCCTTCTACGTTTTCTCGGCACCTATCTGCAGGCAGTGTTACTTCACCTTGACTTTCACATTGAGGACAATCGTACTCAACTAAGTCTGGGGTGCTTACAATCTTAATAAAGCCATTACCATTACAACGGGGGCAAATAGCTTTAACGTCGTGCTTTCCCGTTAGATCTACCATTTTTTTTCCTCATCTCTTTTTCTAATAAAAACTCTATCACTTTTTGTACACTTACTGGTACTTCGAAACGATTATGAGCTAAATCTATTAGTTTCATATGTGTACCGGTTGATACTGATACAGATTTAAATCGACTTATGTCTGGCATTTTTTCCTCCTTTATTATCATATTCTATGGGACTATATAGAGCAATTATTGTATTTGACAAGAGTTTATTTTAATTTATTATACAAAAATCTTCTCACCTTCATATGTCGGTAACTTTTCTATAGTTACCGACATTTTTGTTGGTTTTCCTCACTAATTTCTCGGTGCTTTAAAAGTATAACTTTCCTCTAAATAATTAAATGTTACCTTGCCATTTACATGTTGGGTATGTTTAGATCTACACGTCATGCATTGATAAACTCTTTTCTCACCTTTTGTTACTAATCGTATAAAAGGAACATAACTGTTACAAATATCACACACTCCAAGTGTAATTTCTACTGGATCTTTTTCAGTGTATGTCACCCCAGTTTTCTCCTTCTTCGTAATCTATTTTATTTGGAACTTGTAATTCTACCGCTGACTCCATAATTTTGCTAATCTTTTCGACCTGCGCCATATTTTCCACTGATATATCAAGCTCGTCATGTATTTGTATATGAGGAATCACCCCCTCTCTATACAAGGCCAACATGGATTGTTTTGTCATGTCCGCAGCTGATCCTTGAATCAGCTTGTTCAAAGACTTGTATGTGAACGCGCGTTTAATCCCCGGTCCGTGCTCCCTGAGAGCATCAGCGTGGGGTAGTGGTTTCTTTATTCCAAAACCATGGGGTTCCCACATGTCGAAATGACACAGTCTGCCACCAATCGTTCTAATTTTTCCACTATCATTGGCGCGTCTGCTCACGGCTTCTGATAACATCTTAACGAACGGTGCTTTCATGTGATAATTTTTTAAAAGTTTTTCTGCGGAGTCTTTTAATAATCCTAATTCTGCCATAAGTTTATTCTTACCCATGCCATACATAATTCCTAAGTTAATAGTTTTTGCTTGTTTTCTATTAATGCCAGCCATCTCTGCTATCATTTCATGAAAGTCTGCGCTGTCATCTTTATAAGCATCAACAATAGTAGATGTTCCTTCTAGTCTCATCAGTGATGCAAAGTGTACTAAGATTCTTGGTTCCTGTTGATTGTAATCAAAGCATCCCCACTTACATCCTTCTTCTGGAATAAATATGGATCTAATCAGCGGTCCGAGCTCCTTGTGCCGTGCTGGAATTTGTTGCAGGTTAGGGTTACTATAACTGAATCGTCCAGTAACAGTACCACCTTGATCAGATCTAATTTGATTTATATCAGCGTGGATCCTGCCTTTGTATTCATGTTTTAAAATTGTATCTATAAAGGTTGTGTTAGCTTTATTAACTTCTCGTGCACTATTAATTAACTTTGGAAGTTCTGCTGGATGAGTTGCCAGGAAATTTTTAGTAAATGATGGTGCTCCTTTTTCAGTTCTATCATATGGCATTTTTAAGTTATCAAATGCTTTTGCAATAGATGCGGCGGCCCATATTTCTAGATCAAAACCGACTAATTTATTAATATCTTGATGTAATTTTTTCTCAGTTTTTTCTAAGTTATCTTTAATAGAGTGAGCTACATCTAGGTCCACACGTACACCTTTAAATTTCATGTCGACTAGACACGGGAATAGATTCGTTTCTAAATTAAATACATCCCACAAATCCTGTTTAGCTATTTCATGTTGCATAGCAGCCCATAACTTTAATGTAATCTCTGCATCCTTTTCAGCATATTCACCTACAAATGGTGCAGGTAGTCTCCACATTTCAGCTTTAGGATCAACACCCCAATCTTTCGCGGCTTCTCTTAACAGATTTTCATGCTTACCTGTGCCTACATAATCTTTTGCAACTGCATCGAGTGTATAACGAAATCTATTTTCGTTAACTAATGATGCTGCAATCATAGTATCAATGATGCCACCATTGATATAGAAACCCATAGATCTAATCCAGGACACATCATACATGGCATTATGAAATATTTTAGTAGCTGTTGTGTTTAAAACTTCTTCGAACCAATCTAACACTAATGCGCGGTCCATGTTCCCACCGCCTTCATGATTGATAGGGAAGTAACCTGACCATCCCTCTACTGCCACTGCAATACCAACTACTTCACCATCACGTCTGATTGAACCTGATCCCATCTTTATTAAGTTAGGGTCTCTGGTTTCTAAGTCTATTGCTATTTCTTTGTGCTGACTTAAGTCAGGTAAAGTAACTGGTGGAACCCATTCAGTTTCCGGTGTGAACATTGGTGTTTGTAATGGTCTCATTTATATTGCTCCTTTAGTTTATTTAAAAACCAAATAGCTTTATCTAAATCTTCAATGGGTTTTTTCTTATGTTCATGGCGCCAAATATATTTCAACGCCGAGCCCTGCAAGTAATATCGAAAGCCATAGCCTTGGCATGATGCAATTGCATCAATACATTGAACACCACCTTTATTATAGTGTGCGGGGAAATTTACTGGGTCATGTTTTTTCATAATACATAAGCCCTATCGTAGTTTTTTGGTTCTAAAATATGTAATGATTTTTTTGCTCGTGTTACAGCAACATAAAAAAGTCTGTGTAATTCGTCTGGATTAATATCGTTGTTGTCCAAAGCAGACTTAGTAATATCAGGAAGTAATAAGACATTATCAGCTTCCCCTCCTTTCGCCCCGTGTATTGTTGATAAAGTTATTCTTGGTGTTTGTGTAATTTTTTCATTATTGGCTAGCATATTTCTAATATAATTTTCTGTGTCAGAATCTAATCCAGCGAACGCTTTATACCAAACATCTTGTGTTTGTAATCCATGCTCCGCGACGCATTCTTCAATGTGATATCCTTCCTTGTCATCATTCATTGTCTTACCTGTTTTATACCCTTTAGTTACATTGTCGCCAAGATAAGAATAAATATTTTTTATTGAATGGGTATTCAATATATGTTTAGATGTTCTCCACTTTTCCCAGGCCTGAATTGCTAAAAGTAGATCTAACCTAATAGAATTCTTGTGCTTATGTGAATAGTACCATCCTTGTAACTCACATAGATCTTTTATGTCATCTAAGAAATGGTTGGCTGATGATAATACTAACCATTCACCACGCGACATGTCTACTTGAGTAACATCAGTATATCTAGTTAGGTCTCCCAACTCTTGTCTTGGTAAATAATCTTTATTGTATCTATTAGTTACCCGTTTAATAATTTGTTGAGATAATTCATGGATAGGTCCACCAGGAATCCTGTAAGATTGTTTTAATGTATCAATGTGATCTACTTCTTCTTTAAGCGCGATGAAAGAATCAACATCAGCACCAGCCCACCTAAATATAGCCTGATCATCGTCTCCTGCAATATATGTTTTATTTGCTTTCTTCCAAATAGTTTTAACCATCCTCCATTGAAGTGGTGAGAGGTCTTGTGCTTCATCAATAAATAATACGTCGAAAGATGGTGATACATCTTGTTCAATAAATTTTTCCAACATGTCATCATAATCTACTAGCCCTTTTTCTTTTTTATACTTCCTAAGTTCTTGATCTAAAAGGTATAATATATCTCGTTCAATGTCTAGAACATGTTCATTTTTGTCGTACTCATCCAACACATCAACCTCTTTAACTCTAGCTTTATTAATTAATTGTAAGTATTCATTATCAGAATAAAAAACACCATCGTCTTCTTTGTACCATGCAGTTTTTATAGGTATCCCACATTTAATACCAAAGTCTTTGTAGTCTCTCGACTTCATCATTCGTTCTTTCTTTATACCCAGTGTTCTAAAAGCTAATGAATGTAAAGTTCTAAAATAAGGTATGTCATTTTTATCTATTTTAAATTTTTCTTCAGCTCTAGATTCTGCTTCGTATGCAGCTTTTTTTGTGAAAGAAAAATAACCTATCTTTTTAATACTGGTGCCAGCACGTAAAAAATCTTCTACTAAATTTAGTAGGGTTGTAGTTTTTCCTGTGCCTGGTGGTCCAAGTATAATTGTTTTCATTCTATAACACTTCCTTTATGGGTTTTTGCCACTCCAGAATTGTTTTGACTGGGGGTACCCCATTTTAAATTTTCTACATTGAACCATAAGTGGTAGTTGTTTACTGTGCTTTCATTAATGTGACACACATAAGTTTGAGTAGGAAATTCTTGTTCAATAAATGCTGTTGCAACGAGAACATGACAAGATACTAAAGCATTTATATTAGTACCTTGTGTGCCACGTATACCCTTTATATTCCAACGAGGATACTTAATTGGCCTAGTTAAACAGGGGGAAACAAAACCTCCGTTTTTACGATTGATAGTTATCGTATTTATAACATAAGGAAAGATAGGCCCCGCATCTGGAAGATATGGATTTATACCTCCCGTTTTGTATATAAAATATTTACCTTTAGGAAGGTCTTTAAACTCCCAGTTTTTTCTATTCACAAAATTATTCTTATTTATATTTAAATCTTTCAAGGTAGAAAGATCAACTCTATCGGCATCTCTTATCTTTATTTCTTCTGGCCAAAGATCCATCTGCATTAAAATGGTGTCTCCTCATATTTAACTTCACTAATAGTTGGTTCAGTTTTTTTCATAGATTTTATTTTTATTAAATGTGGGTTTTGATCTTTAACCTTTAGTCGTGTTTCTTTTTCAAATAAATCTAAACCTTTAAGTAAATTCCCAGTCTTGGTTCTGTCTAACTCCCAGTTATTTCTTTTACAAAAAGAATAGAAGTCATCCATTCTAAAATAAGTATGACCATCATCAGTCCATGCCATCTTACTTAAAATATCATCTCTAGTTCGTGCTTGATGTCTGTTAACTGTAAACTGCTCTAACAAATGAACTAATACTTCTTTAGGATCTAAAGATTTTAATGGTTCAATCTCCTGTACTCCAGCCATTAACGGTTTAAGATATATCTCTCTCCAGTCTGGGCCCTTAGGTATTGTACCAATCACCACTCCTGCTTTATCCATAACCTCGATTGCAAATAGATTTGCGTTATGTAATTGCTCCTTAGTTAACTCTACTCTCTTACCATCTACATCTAAAAAATATTGTGATGGAACAGAACAGATTTTTGATAACGTTCCTAGTTCTGGCATCTGCTCTTCTTCATAACCCACACCAAATTTTTTAGTACGACATTTTGCTGCGTTACATACATCACAGATAGGTTGGTCTTTACATTTGTACTTGTAGTCTTTTCTACTCATAGATTTAATAACTGTCTGCACTTCTTGGTAAGATAAAGGTGGTGTCATATATTTTTGATTGTATTCACCGACCTTGTGTTCCCAATCGTCATAAGCTTTCTTACAAAATATAGCTATATTAACTAATGCATTATTTCTTGAGCCTTCACCAAAACCCTCAATAGCTAATCTATTTAAACAAGGAGGACCCTTTTTAAAGGCCTCTTCTTCCACTACTTTTTTTATTTTTATTTGTTCTATTTGTTCTTTTGTTTGTACCCACTCATCATATATAGAATAGAATGATTCTAAACTAGCGGCTTCACCACCCGCTGAAAATGTATATCTTAATCCTCTGACCCCTCCATGATATGGAAGATTTAAAAAGTTACCTGTATCTCCTTTCTCTACATGTATTACAGTTTGCTTTGGAAAGATCTCACTACCTGCGTAACCTAAAGCTTCTGCCATTTCTTTGAGTTTGGATTGCATCAATGATGCAGGAATAAATTCTTTTGCAAATAAAAATAAATGTGCGCCACCAGATTTTGATCTAAATGTTACTAAAGGAAAATCCATTCCTTTTATAATTCTCATTATTTTTTGATGGTCAAAATCATATTCATCAACATCTATACAACCCCATCTGCATTCATTCTTCTCATTAATAGGGATAATACCAAGAGCAGGATCTTTACCCTCTAGGTGTTCTTGCCATAGTTTATCTGTGATTGGTTTTCTTTTGACTAGAGCTTTAGCGACTGCTTTACCTTTATCGGTGGTCTCACCAGTCCGTTTCATTATGCCATAAGCACTATTATTTCCTTCAAAGATTTCCTTAAACTTCACTTTTTCTTCCTCGGT